AGGAGGACGATGACTTACTAAAGGAATAATGTGGATATACGAAAGTAAAGAATTTACTTCTGAAATGATTGGTGACTATTATGGATTTGTATATGAAATCACCGACACAGATAACAACAAAAAGTACATCGGCAAGAAGTGGTTTTGGAGTACCAAGAAGAAACCACCACTGAAAGGTAAGACAAGAAAACGAATCGTCAAGTCGGAATCTGATTGGCAGAAATATTTTGGATCTAGCGAAGAAGTGAAGTTGCTAGTTGAAGAAAGTGGAGAATCAAGATTTAAGCGTGAGATCTTGAGGCTTTGTAAAACGAAGGGTGAGTGTAGTTATTGGGAATTAAAGTATCAAATGGAGTTTGATGTTTTATTGAAGCCTGAAGAATATTACAATTCTTTTGTTGGGGCAAAAATCCATAGGAATCATGTATTATGAGTGATAGTATGAAAGAAGTTAATATTGTTAGGAATCCAATCCCCATTGGGTTCATCTATAACATATATCTAAACGGCGAAATCCAACCCTCAGAGAACTACATCGATACGTTTGACGTTATGCGCAACGCACAACAAAACGATATCATCTACATCCACATCAATTCGGTTGGTGGTGATGTTTCATCCACAATTCAATTCATTCGCTGTATGGGGGATTCCAAAGCACACATTATTTGTTCCGTTGAGGGATATTGTATGTCTGCAGCCACAATGATTTTCTTAGCAGCAGATTCGTATGAGATAAGCGACCACTCAGTATTCATGTTCCACGATTATTCTGGAGGCACATTCGGTAAAGGAGGGGAGATGTACGACCAGATTACCCACGAGCGAAGATGGACTGAGAGCCTTCTACAGGACGTGTATAAGGAGTTTATGACCAAGGAAGAGATTGAGTCCCTTATTAAAGGTAAGGATATGTGGATGACTGCTAAAGAAGTCTCTACTCGACTCAAGAAGATTGACCAACTAGAAGAAGAGAAAGAGAAACGCAAGTCTGGTGCTAGAAAAACTAAATAGTAGACACACTATTTAAGAGTAGCACAATATGGCGCAGGAAGGATTTCTTTACGAGGAAAATGTTGCCAAAGAACTAAAAAAGCATGGGTGGGTAAAACCTAATTATACACCTGCTGGAGCATCATCAACTAGACCGGATTTGGACTTATTTGTTGGTGGTGAGGAATATGGGTGTGAATTAAAAAAAGATTTGGCTTCGGCTGGCTCGCTCGTTATAAAATATAATAATGCTACAAATTCTTACAGTTGGGGTGATACGGGTGGGAATAAAGAAAAAGAGTTTATGAAAAACTTAGGCGATAGAAATCAAGTTATGTCTGCCATAAAAAGAAAGTGGAGACAGAAATTGTGGATTGCCGAAGATAGAAATACCGCTTGGATGAATCGATGGAAAAAGGCTGCAAGACCTTCACTTGAACAGAGATACAAAGAAGACCTAGCGAATTGTCCAGATATTTATTTTGATTTGCCTTCTGACACCATAGAGAAATATTACAATTTAAAAGACACTTATTATCTAAATGTTGGAACTCATGGGTTTTATTTGCTGGGCTCAAAAGACCCAGCCGGTTTAAATAAACATGCTCAACCAAAGATTCCCAGGTGGAATGTTTCTCATAAAGCGATTTTGCGGATTCGAATACAATCTAAGGGCGTCACTAAAGCTGCTGCAAGAGAAAAATCCACAAATAATCCGGCGGGCGGACAGGGATACCAAATTACTTGCGAAATGCAATTCAAAAGTGTTCGAGCGTCAAACTATAATATAGGCCCTGTCAGCAAAGGTTCTGCCGTAATTAGTACTGGCGCGCTAAAACTTCCATAATTCCTCCATTATTCGGCTTGACATTTCTAGAATGATTTGGTAATATACATACTCTTGAGACGATAACTAATGAGGAAATCATGAAAAAGTTAATGTATTTTGCTTCGATTGCCGCTATCATTCTTTTTGCGATGTCTGCAGAAGCAGAAACGACAATGAGAGCAAAAGTCACTAAAGTTGTACCGGTGAAGGAGACATCAGAGTATGTCGAAACAGTCGAAACCTGTCGGCAAGTTCAAGTGCCTGTTACTGAAACTGTGCCCGTGTATCAAGAACAATTAAGCACTACTGCACCACTCTATGGCGCTATCACTGGCGCTGCGATTGGCTACGGCGTAGCACGTCGAGGCTCTCATCAAAAAGAGGCTGCGGTTGTCGGTGCGTTGCTTGGAGCATACTCTCAGCGTAATCGAACCCGTCAAGTTCAAGTTGGTGAGCAAACTCGAATCGTGTATCAGATGCAGAATCAGTGTCACACGCAAACTGTACCTCGAACGGAAACGATTGTGACTGGCTATGAAACTACCTACAAATTGAATGGCGAATCTCACGTTGCAGTTCTTCCAGAGCATCCTGGTGAATATGTTAACGTAGTCACTCACGTAACTGTCTATTGACATTCTCTTTAGTTTTTGTTAAGATAGCAAACTTTAGTTGAGGACAGTTTTATGCCTAAAAGACTCCGCAATACTACCGAGTTAGGAATGGGAGCAGAGCCAGTGTGGGTCGGTGAGTTCAGTAAAATGAAACTCATCGACGCACTCAACTGGTATAACTATTGTTACGACCAAAAGAAAGCAAAAGAGTTTTTAGTGGCTTATTGCCGACACATCAAATCGGACAAAAAGGCTTTGCAACAAGTCAAGTCAGTGCCAGAAAACAAAATCAATCTTCAAGTTGCTTGGATATCACGGATGATAACTCAGGGTATGGTTCCCGATGAAACTACCCAAGAGTTTTTTGATAGGGGATTTTCTGATATCTTGTCATACAAAGGAACACGAGTTGCTCCCGTAGTAGTCAAGAAAGAGGTCCCTAAAGTATCTATTCAGGAACGGATATTAGAACGCGCTAGAGAAGAAGCGGGCGAACTCGAAGGTATCATTGATGATTTTATTTCATCAGACTTCAAGAAAAAATATGATATCGAAAAATATCTGAAGAGCAAGAATCTAAGTTCGGTTGTTCTACAGCGGATATGCGATATGTTTATCGAGCCGTCGCAGGAAATCTCCGAAGCAATCAAAGGCGATGATGAACAAATCAAAGAAGCATACTCACATTTCAAGAAGCCACAGTTGCGCAAGTTGAGTGAGTTGTATGATGGCATAGTCTCTGCTGCAAATAAGATTGCTATCGAGAGTAAGCCTGCTCGCAAGAAACGCAGAGTAAAAGAAAAGCCTATTGTACAAATCGTAGCGAAGGTGAAGTATCTTACAGAATATCCAGAGTTAAATCTAACAGGTCTTCCCGTAGAGAAAGTTGTGGGTGCATCACAAGTGTGGACTTACAATGTAAAGACTAAGTTGCTCAGCGTGTACAATACCGATAACGCTAAGGGGCTGACATTCAAAGGAACAACGCTACAGAACTTTGATGATAAGTCTAGCATTGGGAAACGATTGCGCAAGCCTGAAGTTGTTATTCCCGAACTCTTGAGTGCAGGTAAAATCAAACTAAAGAAGATACTACCCGAACTAAAAACAAAAGAACAAGGCTTGACAGGTCGCTTCAATTCTGATACAATAGTACTGAAAATTTCATAACAAGAGAACTATAAAATGATACTCGTGGATCTAAATCAGGTGATGATATCAAATCTGATGATGCAGCCTGGAATCAGCAAACACGTTGATGAAAACATGGTAAGACATATGGTGCTAAACGCACTTAGATCTTACAACGTCAAGTTCAAACAAGACTACGGCGAAATGATTATCTGTGCTGACGATAAGAATTATTGGCGTAGAGATTTATTTCCTTACTACAAAGCATCACGTAAGAAAGAGCGTAACGCATCCCCATATGATTGGGCTCTTATCTTTGATGTTCTACATAAGATTAAGGATGAGCTAAAGGAAAACTTCCCCTACAAAGTTGTGCAAGTTTCTGGTGCTGAAGCGGATGATGTTATAGGTACGTTGTGCCATAAATATGGAGTGTTCTTAAAAAACTCAGAGACTGAACGCATTCTTATTTTGTCTAGTGACAAAGACTTTATGCAGTTGCAGAAGTTTGTCAACGTTGACCAGTATAGCCCTATGGCTAAAAAGTTTATTCGACCTGAATGTAATCCTCATGCTTTTTTGTGTGAGCATATCATTCGCGGAGATAGAGGTGATGGGATACCTAACATTCTATCTAGAGACGATACGTTTGTATCCGAATCGAGACAGAAGCCTATCAGTTCAAAGAAACTATATACTTGGTTACAGCAGGAACCAAAAGAATTCTGCAGTGATGAGATGCTACGCAACTACGACAGGAATCAAATGCTGATTGACTTAGCTAAGATTCCCGAAGAGTTGCAAGACTCTATTGTGGATGAATATGAATCTGCACCAAGTAGGGATAGAAGTAAGTTGTTTAACTACTTCATAAAAAATAAAATGAAACACTTAATGGAACATTTACAGGAATTTTGATATGGCTGAGCCAGCAAAGAAACCAATTGATATTAGTCGAATGACTGCACCAGAAATCTTTGAGCATATCTCTGGGCTAACTCCCGCTAAAAGAGGAAATGCGATTCGAGAGATTACTCGACTAGCGCCAGAGATTAAGGAAATCTTACGTCTAGCATTCAACAAAAGTATTGTATTTGAATTGCCGCAGGGAGACCCTCCTTACACACCTTTGAACATTCCGCAGAACTTTGGATACAAAAGGATAGGTAAAGAGTTGCGCAAGTTTAAATACTTCGTAAAATCTGACACACCAAATCTAAATCAGATTAAACGAGAGTCAATCTTTATTGAGTTGCTGGAAAGCGTTTCTCCCGAAGAAGCAAAGTTAGTCTTAATGATTAAGGACAAGAAGTTTAAGTATAAGGGAATTACTAGGAAAGTTCTTATGGACAATATTCCTGAGATTTTTAATGGTGAAGAATTGGGAAAGTCGAATGGGTAAAAATAAAGATAGAAATAACTATAGAGGATTTCGTGAATTCTACGACAGTTATGATGACGAGTTTTTTAAGAAAAAACGCCTGGATAAAAAAGGTCGGGCAAAGACTAAAATTCGTGAAAAACTAGAACACATTGATATAAATAATTTAAACGATGAAGATTTTGACGATCTAGAGGATTATTATGAGTAACGAGTTATCAGGAAAAGCGTTTCTTGTTGTATCAATAGTTTTACTGGCTATTGTTGTCGCTCTTCCCTTGGCTGCGATTTGGTCCTTCAATACCTTATTCCAACTGAACATCAACTATGGATTCTGGGAATGGCTTGCTGCTGTTGTCCTAATCCAGATGTTTGGTGGTGCGCGGCAAGTAGCGAAGACTGTAGACAATGGCTTTAATCAAGACCAAAAAATCGGCGTGAAAGGATTTAACAAATAAGGAGGTCACCCAAAAAATCCCTTTTGTTATGATAACATAAACGTAACAAGGAGACTTGCCTATGGGAGAAAGCCAACTAGAAAGATTGAAGAAACATTCTAGGGAACTTGGAAAAAGAATTTTCAAGTTAAACAAAAAAGGTAAAGGTGAAGCATCATATCGAACTAAGAAGAAACGGGCGATACTCGATGCTTCTATAGAACAAGTCACAAGGGGGTGATCCAATCAACCCAAACGCCTCAGCAATGGGGCGTTTTCTTTTTGGAGATGAAACACATGAGTGGAAAAGGTAGCAAACGACGGCCGTTCGCCGTATCAAACAAAGAAGATTACATCAAAGCACAAGAGAATTTTGATGCGCAGTGGGATATCATTTTTGGAGGCAAGAATATGAAGCACAAAAAAGATCAAACATATATTTCAACGTATAGGTCAGAAGACGGCATTCGAGTTGCTGAAGTCCGACAAGATGATGATGGATATTATGTCGAATTCTACTTAAATGGGGATTGGGTAAAGGTCGTCGATGTTCGAGCCCAGTCGGTACATTATGCTGAAGATGTCGCAGAAAACTATGTTTTGGGAATAATAAATCCAAAGGAATCAACAACTTAGATAGGGGGTTGACATTCCACCCGTTTTTTGGTAGAATACGTGTATAGAAATGAGGAGTGGACATGATCAACCTGCACTTTCACGGTCGTATCAAAAATCGTAAAGCATACGAACAGTTTTGTGAAGAAGTAATTGATGAGTTGTTTCCCCGTCAGTTCACCAAGCGTGACATTGACATCCATATCAAGTTTAGCATTGCCGTCAGCGAAGGTGCTTTCGGCTGGGCTGGAGTTGGTGATTGTGAAGATGAGTTCACCGTTGAAGTCGGCAAAGTAATTTGCTCTAACGGTGGGTTCCGTCTTCAGAATCCTATTGAGATTGCAAGTACACTTGCTCACGAGTTGACGCACGTTCGACAATATGTTCGTGGTGAGTTGAACGCAGAGATGACCCGCTGGAAGGGTCAGAAAGTTCCCTTTGGTCCTCGTGGTGGAGTGAAGATTCCCTACGAGCAGCAGCCTTGGGAAGTTGAAGCATACGCACTAGAGAAAGAACTAGTTGCATTACATTGGTAAGGAGATATTATGATTAGACGCGGAGAGACAGTACCGTCGGTGCTGTTCAATACACGAGTACGTGATGAATCTATCGAGGGACCTAATCCCTATCGATGGGAAGTTGTATCTAGCGGTGACTACTTTGATGGCAAACGAGTGATTCTATTTGGATTGCCTGGAGCATTCACGCCGACTTGTTCTACGTATCAGTTGCCTGACTTTGAGAGATTGTATCCAGAGTTTGTTGAGTTGGGTATCGACGCAATCTATTGTATTTCAGTAAACGATGCATTTGTGATGAATGCATGGGCTAAGGATCAGCAGTTACAAAACGTGAAAGTAATTCCAGACGGATCTGGTGTATTCACTCGTGAGATTGGAATGCTAGTTGCGAAAGACAACGTAGGCTTTGGTCAGCGTTCTTGGCGTTACGCTATGGTTATCAACGACGGTGTTGTAGAAGCATTGTTCAAAGAGCCTGGTATGACAGACAATCTGGACGCAGATCCTTATGAGATTTCTACTCCACAAAATCTGTTAGCATATTGTCAGTCACGCAAAGAGGAAGCAGCGTGAACGATAAATGGAACGGTGAAGCAAGAGGTATCACAGATGTCATGGTGTCACGTATTAAAACGTGGCATCGTGACCGCAATCTAATCGAAGGAAGTACTGACAAAGACCAAGTACTCAAACTCATGCAAGAACTTGGTGAGTTGAGTGACAGTGTTTGTAAAGGTAAAGACATTCGAGATGACTTAGGTGATATGCTCGTTGTTATGATTAATATTATGGAACGCAATAATCTACATATGACTGATTGCCTTGAAGTTGCTTGGGTTGATATCAAAGACAGAAAGGGTAAGATGATTGATGGGATTTTTGTAAAAGAGGAAGACTTAAATGGATGAACACACAACGATTGCAGGCTTTGTTTCTGCAGCAAAACTGGGT